ATCATAATCTTTTTGTAATTTTTGTGAATCAAAAGTCTGTTTATAACCAAATTGAGCTTCTTTTAAATCTTGATTTAGACTTTTAAACTGTGCCGCAGTCTCTTGTTCAGCTTGTCTTAGTGCTAATTCTTGTTGTTTGAGCATTACAAGAGGGTCCATATTTTGATCTTGCATTGATTCTTGCTCTTCAATCACCATTTGTTCGGTAATTTTAACAATTTCATTGTCAATAGCTGTGGCTCTTTGCATTTGTAATGCTTGTAAAGCTTGTGGTGGTACCTGATCACCATATTGTTGACGTAATTTTTCTGCTTCTTCTACCATTGCTTGATCAACAGTTTGTGTAGCAAGTAAAGATACGTGCTGATTGATGTGAGAAACTAGATTCATCACTGCCATAGGGTTAGCTTTGACTAAAGCAGAGGTCATAAAAGTTCTATGTGCTTTAATATGCAGTTCATGATTCTGTTGTGGGAATGCTTGTAAAGGTGCTCCTCGTAAAACAACACTATGTTCCATCGCTGGATCTTGTGGTTGAGGTGGTTGTGGAAGAGGTAGTATCTGTTCAATGTCTTTAACACCTAAAGCAATATACATTCTTCGATAAGCTTCTCTTAAATTGTGCATTTGAGGATTGCTTTGAGCAAGTTGTAATTGATTTTGTGCTAGTGTCACTCTTTGTGACATAGAGAAAATGTTTGGATCGGATACAGGTAGAATGTCAATGTTATCATCAAAGTCCATTGCTTTGATTTGTCTTGGTCCACCTTGAACATTGAAAGGATAAACAGGTGGCAACGCCATCTTGAAAATCTTAGCTAGTAATTCAAATTCTTTTTTCTGTGCGTAGTGTAATCTTTTGTGAACAGCAGACATCACTTTGGTGCCACGCTCCATTAAAGCCATGGTTGTACCAACAGGAGTTTGTGAACTACCTATTTCCGATAATTGCATATCAGCCACAGTTGCAAATTGTTTTGCAGCATCTACACAAAAACCTAAAAGTTGCATGAGAACAGCATCAGGTCCTTTGTAAGGTAGAGGCATTAATGCTTCACGGATAACTCCATTCGGTGCATCGACATCTCTAAACTCTCCTGGTTGTAATGGTTGAGCTTCATCACGAATTCTAAATCCTCGTGATTTAAAACCAGCCGGTAAATTAGATAAAGTACCCGCATCTAAAAGTTGACGTAAAGCAGAAGTAGCGGTTCTTGTTAAACCACCAATCATATGAATTAAACCAAAGCCATAAAAACCTAGACCTGGTAAAAACTTGTAATGAACAAAATAATCATTCTTTCTTTTTAAAGGATCACCTTCATTATAGTTTCGATAAATTGATAAAACTTTATTTGACCCTTTGTCGATTGTCACAACGTAAGGTAATTTAATTCCACTAGGCTCACCATTTCTAGGATTAATATCTTCAAAACCTTCTAGGTCTAAATCCACATGCATTTCGAATAGCTCAGCCATGTCGTCCATTCGATAATTAGTTGGATTCGTTCCGTCAATACGATCTATTTTTTCTTGAATATCATCTTGACCATCACCATCGTAAGGTTTTAAAGGAATATCTCGATAGAATCCTGAAACTTGTTTTTTGCGAAGGTCATTCATTGACATCTTCACAATTTGTGTAATTCGATCACAACTATCTAAATCAGAAGCACCATACGGTACAACAACATCTTCAGCAGGAATAAATTTAGAAGTTGCTCTTTGTAAATTTTCATCAAAGTAAACTTTTTTAAAAGCACTACCGGAAAGAGGTAATTGAAACAACAATTGGTCCATCTCTGGATTGTATTCTTCCATGACATGAGTAATCTCATAGTTCATGTATTCTTTCACACGTTCGGCTGCCTGTTGTAATTGTTCATTCACAGCACCAACAACTTGTGTTCGAACAGGACCATCACTCGGTAAAAGTTCAACATAAGCCATGGCTTGAAACTGTGTAACCGCTTGAGCTAAAACAGGATGATGAACACTTGCAGCACCTCTAAAAGGTCTTGTGCGTTCTTCATATTTAAAACCTAATAAGTCTAAACCTTTGGTGTAAGACTGTTCCCAATCTTCTCTTGAGTCACGATCATTTTCTACTTTCTCCATTAACTCATTAGAAAGAGAACCTAAATAACCTTCGTCTAAAATTTCTGCTAAGTTTGCATTAAAACCTGAAGCGACAGGAACGTCAACTTCACCGACTATTGCGGAACCGTCCTCAATGATCTCAACACTGTCTTCCACTTGATCGGGAGAAAGGTTAACATCAACTTGAGTCCCTACCTCTTCAATATCGATTCGATCGTCTCCGCCTGAACCTAATGCTTTTGCATCAATTATGTCACTCGGGTTACGAGATGTGCTATCAAATTTATCTACCATATTCGCCGTATATATCTGTTATAGAAACTAAACTATCTTTATCAATACTTCCACCAGATTTTTTCTTAAACAAGTACATGGGTTCTTCCAGTTTAGAAGGATCAAATGATAACGTATACATGTCCACGGTGCTAGGATTATATTCTTCAATTTTAATTAGTGCATCATTAGCATTTTCACCTTCTTTCAAAGGAATAAAACGATATCCGACATCCGTAGCATCTGATCGACCTTCAACGACATAATAGTCCATGACTTGTCCTGGAGCGATCTCTCTTGAATAAACTACATCTCCAGGCTCTGTTATACCCTTTACAACACGAGTAATCTGTTCATCATAGTATTGATCTCTGTCAGCATCAGATATTTCTTTTTTAGTTTCAGCTTGTTTTAAAATTTGAAACTCACCATCGGGATTTTTATTAAGAAAGGTTAAACCCTTTGTTCCTTTACTGGAATCAATTATTTTTTCTACTTCTAACTTACCGCCATATTTCTTTGCAATATTTTTTAACTGTTGAACACCCACTTTGTCATACAAATTTTGAAATTTCTTTTTCGCTTCATCCGAGTCTTTACCCCAACGAGGGTTTGGTCCGACATCCGCAGGCATGATGGCTACTTTGTCTATACCTTTTTGCTTTGCTGCTTTAATGGTCGCTTTAATTAACAAGTCTACATAGTCTGCCTGCTTATTAAAAGGAATAGGAGGAAATGACTGAATTTTTTTTAATTGATAGTCACTCGGTAGGTAAGTATCAGTATTAGCAATTCGATCTAATTCCCCTCTGTTAGTAGTGTTTGGAACTTTAAAATCCCTTAACATTTCCTCATAGTTAGAAGTTCTGTTCATCGACATTAAGTCATCAACAATTTTTTGTTGCTCTTGTGCTAAGTCAAAGATTTTTGTTTTATAAGCAGGGTCCCTATATTGTTCTACATTAGCCATGCTTAATTGATTAATGTCTTCTTGAATCTGATTTAAAGAACGTGTTTTTTCAGGAACTAAATCTTTAGCGACAACATTAGGAAAAGGTTGAATAAGATTATCTGATTCTAACGCCGCTAAACGATCGGGTGGATATTTCTGATCAAAGATTCTTAATTCATTTTCGTAATATCCTGTATTTTGAGGAGGCATATTATTAATATCATTGACTAGCTTGTTTCGATATCTTTTTAAAGCTTTAACCATTGCTGACAAACGTTCTTGTTCTTTTCGAACTTCGGTCAACATATCGGTTTGCATTTCTTGAATCACGGCCACGGGTTGATTATCAACGTTCTTGTATGTTCCCACACGAGTGAAACCTAAAACATTAGGTTCTTCAAAATGTCCTGAATTAATAAAAGCTTTTTCTTGACCAGGGAGTTGAGGAACATTAACAACGACTTCAAAATATTCATCCGCAGCATTATCAATCTCTACTCTTCCCGCACCTTTATGTTTTGCTCTTCCTTGATCTGCGTTAAAATCTAAAAAGTCTCTTGTGTTTTCTCCCACAGGGACATCATCTAATTCTACAGTACGACGAGAATCTTTTACACGCACTTCTAAATTTCCTAAAGGTGACATGTCATAAAGACTTTCGATTTCATCTCTTGTTATTTTTTTATTTGGATAAAACTTTTCCGTGTCTTCTAAGTATTGCAAGATTCCTGTATCTAACATTTCAGCTTCAGGAACATTTCTTCCTTTAATGAGAAATTCTCTCCAACCCTGAGGGGTGGAGGCCTTCGGTGCATTTTTAGAATTTAATTGATCTAAGAGAAAGGATTTAAAAAAGAAATCAGGTCGGCCTGGTTGCATCGGTGCAATTTCTTGTGAGCCTGGAACTGCTTGGGGCATTGCTTGATTGGCTTCCTCTACTTGTTTGATATTGGAAGGGGTTGCCATGACTTTCGGTTTTTTAAAAACTTTAAATATATTAAAGATATTGGCTGCTTGAAGATTACCGGAGTCCACGGCTTGTTGAAAATAGTCCTCGTCAAAAGCAGGATCGGGTGTGAACTGTTGTTGATTCATATTGGCTAAGGGATCACCGCCCATGGCCATACGCACAGGTCCGCCTTTTTTTAAAAATCT